GTCGAAACTGTCCCTGCGGGCCGGACGCTTACGCTGGCCCGCTAGTACAGCATCGACTTTTATGTTTGACAAGTGGTTTGATGTTTGGTAATGTCAACTTTGATGGTGCTGGTGGAAACACCTTTGGATTGGTAACTGAGCCAGCACTGTCACAGAGTGGTCGTATGACCAAAGGAGTAATGAGTTATGGGTTTCTTTTCAAATGCCACGTTCAACGATGGCAGCTCACAGTTTGAGTCAGCACCTGCTGGCGTTTACGTTTGCCGACTGGCGAACCTCGACTCGGTTGATCGTCCTTCATACGACGACCCGAACGTCATGGTCCCTAACTTCAAATTTACGTTTGAGACCACAGAGTATGGCGACTCTGCTGGCAATGCTTACCGCTTCTTCAAGTACACCCGTCAAGGTTACGGCAACGACAAGCAAGCACTGACAATCCTTCTCGATGGCATGCTCGGGCGCCGCTTGACACAGGCAGAGTTTCACCAGCTCGATGTCGATGACCTGCTTGCGAAGCAGTGGATGGTCACTGTGGACGCCAAACTGAACACGCGTGGCAACATGACCAACGCCATCGTTTCGGTCTCTCCTGTGACAGCCAAGAAGAAACTGACCAAGATCGCACAGCCAGCGATCAAGACCGATGACATCGAAGATCCATTCGGTGAAGACGCCAGCGAGTAACCTCTCCCGGTTGCCAACGACTCGCTGACGAACCAGGCGCACTATCCGAACGGTGTGCCTGGTCTTTTACTTTGAAGGGGAGAATCAATGTCGAAGAACACAAATATTGAGGAGCGAAAACTCCTCATGGTGCGAATCAAAGATCTGAGAGCTGCTGGTCACAACATACGACGCACAGCTGAGATTATGGATATGTCAGAGAAGACATTACATCGATGGATCAGGGAAGAAACTCCAGACAGGCCAGTCAAGAAAATGGACCCTTACATCTCGCTCGATGAAAAGACAGCGACCGTGATCAAGTGGGCGGAGCTCATTGCAAGCGGTGAGACACGAAGCAAAGCAGCCGAAATCGTCGGTTATCCGATAATGATGATAAATCGATGGATGATGAGCGAACCTTCACTGCGTGTGGAGTTCCAGGAATCTGTCGGGAAGAAACAAAACAATCATGGTGGCCGTAAGAGCTTCGAGGCAATCCTTGCGGAAGTGCGCGCAGGACGTCCTGTGTGGCGTGATGGCGGTCGTTTCAAGCTTCAACTGGTAGAAGCTGCACTCATGCGATACGAGCTCGATGGCGCGAACGTGTGGAGGTGCAAGGGCTTCGCAACATTGTCAGGCAATGATGTCCTGGCGAGAGATTGGACGGTTATCGAATGAAGTTCTCTGAAGTTATTCAACACTTGATGCATGGCAAACCGATCACACGCGTATGCTTTGACCACGATGTCTACATCCGATACTCCGACCTTTTCGAGGCATTCGTGATGCACACAGGGACAGAGTCTAAGACTCTACAAGGCCTCACACTTGATCCTGAGTCGCTGTTCGCGACTGACTGGATGTGGGGCGAAGATCACCCGGTCAAGGATGAGATCACATGGACACGGACAACATCGTAAGGAGCATCATGGCGAAGCCATGGTCCAACACCTACAGTCTGCTCAAGGCCATCGGAGCGTCCAGCGACCAGGTCGATGAGGCATGGCGCGACTATCGTCGCAAGTACATGCGGAGTCAGCGCTGGCAGGACATTCGGACGAAGGCGCTCGAGCGATCAGGTAGAACATGTGAGCAGTGTGGCCGTCGACAGGAGGACGGCTACAAGCTCGATGTGCATCACATCACCTACATCAGACTCGGTGGTGAGCTGATGGAGGATGTGCAGGTGTTGTGCTATCTATGCCACGGGCAGCTGCACTATAGGCGCAGAGTGCGCCAGGATGAGCCAGAATAGAAGCATGGCACGTCCAAACATCTACGACGAGGAAACAATCGCACGGGTCGAAGCTGCTTTATTGGCAGGTCAGACACCGACGGTTGTTTCTCGGCTTCATGGTTTACCACGAACGACCATCATCACGATTCGTGATCGCATGTCGTCAAGTGTCGGAAAACTACAACCTGTTTCCGACGCGTCGGAAACTGTCACGACTGTAAAGGCGCCGACTGTATCACTTGATGATCTGCTGGCGTCCGTCCTCGAGGACAATCTCAAAGCACTTCAGGTCATCGCCAGGACGACACAAAGCGAGAGGTACATCAATGGACAAAGCGCCGCGCAGATTGCAGCTCTCTACGAGAAGATTGCAACTTTCTCGGTTCAACTTCTGTCCGCAGCCAGCGAAGGCCCAAACGAAGACTAGCGCGCAGACGGCTCTCTGTTATCTCGACTACCTTCGAGAGACTCTCCCGAATGGCTGGTCTTTTACGGCTCGGCATCTCATCGCCATCGCTTCACACCTTGACGCTGTGGAGCGTGGTGAGATCGACAGACTCGCAATCCACATGCCGCCACGTCATGGCAAAACAGAGACAGTCACGGTTCGATATGGCGCCTATTGCATCGAGCGTGACCCGTCCGCGAACGTGTTGGTCACTGGCTACAATGAGCGCATCGCGAGGCGCTTCTCGAGGAAGTCCAGACAGATTGTTTCGTCCAGGACAAAGCTCGCGAAGGACAACGCCGCACAGGATGAATGGTCACTGCCGGAGGGGGGAACCTTCATGGCGCGTGGTGTCGGCTCACCTCCAACCGGTGTCGGCTTCAAGCGCATCATCATCGATGATCCGATCAGGAGTCGAGAGGATGCTGAGTCCTCCCTGTATCGTGACAAAGCATGGGACTGGTACACGGACGACCTCTACACGAGACTCGAACCGAAGGGCGCTCTCATCATCGTCTCGACCAGGTGGCACCACGATGACATTACCGCTCGCGCAATCAGTTCGGAACCTCATCGATGGACCGTGCTCAACCTTCCAGCCATCGCGGAGGAGAAGTGTCAGATCGGTCGAATGCCTGGCGAAGCTCTTTGGCCTGAACGCTACGACGTCAAGGAACTCGGACGCATCAAAGAGGTGATGGTCGCGAACTCCGGCGACTATGGATGGTCTGCGCTCTACCAGCAACATCCAACACCTCGCGAGGGAAGTTTCTTCAAGTCGGACCGGATCACCATCGAGCATGCCACGCCGAACCTCACGAAGATGTCCCGCGCCTGGGACCTTGCAGCCACAGCTGGAAGTGGTGACTATACTGTCGGCGTGAAGATGGGACGTGATGCCGATGGCCGCATCTGGATCATTGATGTCGTGAGAGGTCAGTACGACACCGACCAGCGGGATAGTATTATCAAACAGACAGCTGCTCTCGATGGTCGTGGCATTCGGATTCGACTACCGCAGGATCCGGGCCAGGCTGGCAAGAGTCAAGCGATGCACATGCTCCGACTGCTTCATGGTAGTGCTGTGACCGTCCTGCCGGTGACAGGATCGAAGGATGTGCGCGCTGAACCGTTCGCGAGTCAGGTCGCTGGTGGCAATGTCTACATGGTCGCAGCTGACTGGAACCGTACACTACTCGATGAGATGCGAACGTTCCCGCTCGGCAAGAATGACGACATCGTTGACGCTTTGACTGACGCCTACGACGAGCTCGTCGGTCGTGGCGGTGGGTGGGGTGCAGTATAAGACATGATAAGGACACAATAGTCACATGGGACTCTTCGATCGCTTCATCGGCAAAGCCACTGCCGCGCCAAATGCACTCCTTCCGCCGCCGCTGATTCAGCGACAGACGTCCTATTTCACTGGCACAGGTAACGGCGACTTTTGGTCCCTGCTGACACGTAACCTTCCAGGCTCGAGTTTCAACTGGAGGAACCAGGCTGGCGACCTGATGCTGAACAGCATCGTCGCGATCGGCATGGACTGGTACATCCGCAACTGGAGCCAGGGTGTTCCTGTCGTTCGTCGACCAATGCCAGATGGACAGGTCGAGACAGTCGCAGATCACCCGATTCTCCAGCTGCTCGCGCAGCCAACGCCGAACGTGCCGCCATCGCTCGTGTGGTCGTGGATTCTTCCAGACTACCAGCTGCTTGGAAACGCATACTTTCGCAAGGTGCGCGTGTCTGGTCGTGTTGTTGGTCTGCAATACTTGGCGGCTGACATGATGAGACCTGTCGGTAACAAAGTCAATCCGCTCATCAAGTATCAGTACACGGTCGATGGCACTTCGTACGACATCGCGCTCGAGGACTTGATTCACATCCGCTATGGTCGAGATCCGCAGGACAGTCGCTTCGGGCGCTCTCCTGTCACGTCTGTGCTTCGTGAGATCGCGACAGATAACGTCGCCGCATCAGCTGCATTCGGCATGGTGCGAAACGGTGGCATGCCAAGCATCATGGTCGGACCAGACTACAAGGGCGGTGTCGAGGATTTGTCCGAAGACGATGCCAGACAGACAAAGCGGAAACTACAGCAGGACTTCACCGGCGATAACGCTGGAAGTGTCCTGGTGATGACTGGCCCATTCAAGGTCGAGCAGGTCAGCCACAAACCGAGTGAGATGGCGTTCGATGAGATCCGCCGCAAACCGGAGGAGCGCGTGTGTGCAGCTCTCGGTCTCAATCCTTTGGTCCTTCAACTCGGCAGTGGACTCGAGCGCGCAACATACAGCAACCTCGAGCAAGCGACCAGGAGTGCGTGGACTGACGGGATGATACCGTTGATGCGCCAGATGTCCGAAGCGCTAACCATCGCACTGCTTCCAGACTACGAAGAGACGCAGCCTGGCGACTACCTCGAGTTCGATGTGACGAATGTTCCGTCACTTCAGGCTGACCTCAATGAGGACGCCGAGCGAGCGGAGCGACTCTACAAGAGTGGCATCGTGGACCTCGCAACAGCCAAGCGTGTCGCTGGTGTGACGCCTTCGGATGATGACGAAGGTTATTACCATCCGACAGCGGTCCCTGTCCAGATCGGCGCGCAGGAACTCCTGGTACCTGATGCTGCGCCTGTGTCGACTGCTCGAACTGCTGATGAAACTGCGAAGCTGGTCGGCGCTGCCGGTGCTTTGATTCGTGCTGGCTTCGAGCCAGAGGCTGCACTCCAGGCTGTTGGCCTGAATAGCATCCAGCACCTCGGCCTGTTGCCTGTCACGGTGCGCCAGGAAGAGACCAAAGCATTCGACGATGCATCTGAGTCAGGGCTGAAGTTCATACCGTCGAAGGACATGAAGGAAGAAGCACAGCGCGCCATCGAGTGGCGTGATGCTGGTCGTGATGGCGGAACCGCTGTCGCATGGGCCAGGGCGAACCAGATCATCAATGGCGAGAAGCTCAGTGAGTCGACTGTCCTTCGGATGTACTCATTCTTTCGACGTCACGAAGTAGACAAGCAGGCCGAAGGTTTCCGACCAGGTGAGGATGGTTATCCGTCCGCTGGTCGTGTTGCATGGGCGGCATGGGGTGGCGATGCTGGCTATCGCTGGTCCACAGCTGCGCGCAAAGAGATTCTCAAAAAGATGGCGCCGAAGGAGAACGGGAAAAGTTATCACCCGTACTATGGTTACGAGTTGACTGACACCGATGCCTGACATCTATCAAGTCAACGAGAGCTACAGGAACAAGCTCCGATACCGTGAGAACGCTGCTCTCGCTGAGATGAGTCGGACATACGGTGTTCTCCAAGCTGACAACCTCAAGCGCCTCGAAGCGGTGACAGCCGCCATCGAGGAAGCACAGGCAGCAGGTGAGGACATCAGTGGTCTCTCTGAGTACATGCTCCGCCTCGAGGCGCTCAATGTCCAGATGGCTGATGAAGTCGCACGATGGGCGCCACAGGCGACCGACATCGCCACGAACGGACAACGACGCGCCATACAGCTGTCGCTGGACATACAGGAAGATTTGGTGCGAGCAGTCGCTGGTGTCCCTCAAAGCGTCAGTCTCACGGCTGATCTGATGTGGAATCGGCTCCCTGTCGAAGCGATAACGAACGTCGTCGGCTTCGCCGCTGACGGCTCACCGCTAGGTCTGCTGTTCGATGCCATCGGTCCATTTGCTTTGGACCATGTCACCATCGGCATCGCGCAAGGTCTCAATCCGCTCCAGGTCGCACGAAGGATGTCGAGGACGTACGAAACTCTCGCGCCTTCGAGAGCTGCTACCATCGCACGGACAGAAATGATTCGAGCCAATCGCGAAGCACAGCGACAGACCTTCGAGGCAAACCTGAGCATCGTTCGTGGCTGGCGCCGCATCTCAGCGGGGGACGTGAACGTGTGCCCTGTGTGCTGGTCACTGCACGGAGATCCGAATCCTGTTGCAGATGTTGTACCTTCGCATCCAAACTGTAGGTGTACGGTCATTCCAATCTGCCCGACATACGCTGAACTCGCAGGACTGCCGCCAGGCAGTTTCGATGAACCGGAAGAGATGCCGGACAAGGAAGAGCAGTTCAGGATGTTGAGTGAGGCGGAGCGTCGGCAGGTCCTTGGACCTTCGCGGTATCGTTTGTGGGAGACAGGCACACCTCTCAGTGCATTCGGTAAAGTAGTACCGAACGCG